AAAATGTTTTTTCAAACTGTGTTTCATAATCTATATACTGTTGTAATCTAAACTCTTTAGGTAAAGTAGTAATATAACTAATGACATCAAACTTAAAAGGGTTGGCCTCTATCAATTTAAGAAACTTAATCTTATCACCTTCTTGTATAAATGGATATTTGTTAGACAATTTAAATTGTTTAATTTGATGATTATATATCAAAGCGCCTTTAACGTGTATTGGTGTGCCTTTAATAAAAATATTATTACTGTCATTGTATTTTTTTATATTATTACAAGACCTAGGAAAAGATATTTCTTCAGCTGTCATATTAAAAAACTCTTTTTTAAAGTCAGCAATAAACTGTTGTAAAGTGTTCTCATCTTTATTCATAACAATTTCTATAGCTTTTTTAATTTTACCTCTGCATACTTTAGGTGTTGATGATTTGATAGCTTCGATACCCATAATTTTTAGTTTAGGTTCAGAAAGTCTTACGCCTTCTTCATCTAGCACATTTAACATATATCTTTTTTTAGCAACCCATATACCCTTATTAGCAATTACTTCTCGTTTCATTACCATACAATTTTTAAATGCGTTAGTATAGTCGGCCAGTTCTTCAAAACATTTATTTAAAAATGGTTCTATTCTGCTCTCAACGACTTTATTAAGAAAGTTACATATCTGGTCGTTTGTTTTATTTTTACAAGTTTGTTCTACAAGTTTATCAAGTGTAACATAAATTGAATCTGTATCTGAAGCAACAATATAATCTACCTTATTATGTGTCTTTAATATATTATTTAAATAATCATTAACTTTTTCTTCTATAAAACGAATAATAAATTGGCCTGCTGTGGTGATTGCACTGGCCTGTCTTACATCATAATATCTAAAATATTGATTGCCAACTGCACCATATGCTGAATTTAAAGCAATCTTTCTTGCCCATTGAATATTATGACAACGAGATATTTCTTTTATTAATTCAGGATTTTTATTTTGTTCATATTCTTTTTTTGCTTTTAACATACGATTTTTATAAATGACTCGCTCGTTATACATTGTTTCCATCATTTCAGGTAAAAAACCTTGATTGTCTGTTTTAAATAATGCACCGTTAGGTGTAATACAAGCGCCGTCTGTTTTAAGGTATGTTAAGGGTGTAGATTGATCTAACATTTTATTTACCGAAATACCTGATGGTTTTTCACCAATAATTTTTTCTGGTGATATATTGTATTGTATAATAATATGTGGATATAGTGAGTTAATGTCGAATGAAACTACCCACTTTTGCATACCAAGTTGTGGCTCTTTTACATAGGCGCCTTCGTATTTTTCATTTTTTACATTGTCTTCTCTTGGTGGCACACAAATATTTTTCTTTAATAAATGATTTGCAATCAGTGTGTCCCATACTCGCACTTGTGAAAAGATGTCACCATAATTTACTTTAGATTCATAAGCTATAGTCAATGATAAATCAATTAGACCAAGTTTATCTTCTAAAGCGTCAACGATCTCAACATCTTGTATATTATAATCAACAAATGATTGAAAATCTTTTGTATACCAATCTTTAAATGTATCGTGTTTCATTTCATCTTTACCACGATCAAGTTCTAACTCACCTATAAAATCTAGTTTATAACTTTCTTGTTTTGTAGGAATAAACCACTGGTATAAATCTAAGTAATCTAAATTAGTGATGCCTTTTATTTCATAAACTGTTTTAGGCCTGCCTCTTACTAAAATAACCTCTCTTTGAAATAATCCCCAAGGAGACACTTTATTTGCAACTTTATCACCTGCAATTAATATAATTCTATTCATTAAGTAAGGCAAGTCAAAAAATTTAGTATTCCAGCCTGTAATAACATCAGGATAGTTTTTCATCCAAAAATTCATAAACTCAAACATTAATTGTTTTTCATTTGCACACTTAACATAAGTAATATCTGTTCTGTCTGTTTTATAATTACCAACACCCCAAGTAATAATTTGTTTATTGTTTTGATTTTTAACTGTGATACAAAGTATTTCTTCGATAGGATTTTCTACATCAGGGAAACCGTTTTCGCAAGCCGTTTCTATATCTAATGTAAATATTTTAATAAACTTTTTATCCCATTGTATATTTTCAGGATATTGTTTATTAATATATTGATAATGAAACCTCTCTAAACCATAGATAGGTGAGTTTTCTGTTGCAACGTCTCGTCTAAATCTTCGAGCATCATCAATATTTTTAAATGTAATTGGCTTGAGAAATTGCCCTTGTAAGTTTTTAAATTCTGTTTGTTGCTGTGTTAATGAATAAAGTATAGGGCCGAAATCTATTTTTTCTTTATAATCTTTACCTTCATGTATACCTCTTATGAGAAGTTTACCTTTAAATTCAATAACTGATTTATAAAAGTTCATTATCTTTATTTTTTAAATGTAATACTAAACCATCAAGTTCTTTTGTTAAAAAGATTTGACAACCTAATCTACTCACACCTTTTTTATAACCTTTTTCATATTCTAATAATTCAAGCTCTGCCATATTATCTTTTATTTTTGGCAGTTTGTCAATCCATTTTTCATCAACATAGACATGACAAGTACCACAAGCACAACAACCATGACAATCTGCTGGTATTTCTGGTATTGAAACTGTGCTAAATCGTGTTGCCGCTTCCATAACCGTATGACCTAACGGCACTTCAACTCTAATTTTAGAGCCGTCTCTTACAAAAAATATTGTTATCATCAATCAACTATAAGTTTAGGTTTTTTAAATTGTAATATACCTGTTCCTAAATGTTGATGATATGAATTTCCTATATCTGTTTTTGGATTTACTTCTGCTATAATATTGTGTTTTTTAATAGACACAACATCTTCTTCGGCATAAGGTAGATAAGGTGTAAGTGCTAATGAAACAGGCCCACCTGGTTTTGATTGCATTGGAACAATCACAAATGGTTGTTTTATGTCTGTAAATTCTGCGTTGCTAGTATCTTTTTTTACACCAATAACATCTTCACCTGTTGATAATCTAAATATTTTCAAATCGCTCATAATATGTCCTTTATTATATTACATTATTTACTTTTTGTCAATGTAATATTTTTTAATTGATTTATAACTTTTTTGTATAATATATTAATTCTTTTTCTATAATCTAAATGTAAAGGATATGATTTTTCGGCCTTATCATAGGGTGGTAATTTGCCTATAGTTGTATATTGTTCAGAAGATGGATCAATTATTTTTCCATCATTATCTTGTATCCACCAATGATATAATTCTCCATCAAAACCTCTATATAATTTAACTTGTTTGCAACCAAATATTTTATATAAACAACCTGCAAAATTATAACAATGTCCAAACATAGGATTATTTTTATTTTTTAAAATAAATTTTTTTGGCAACAAATCTGTTGAAAGATTTTTCTTTATAATTTTAATAACTGTATTCAAATTTTTTACATTATATTCTAACATACTATCATTATTTATGATAGTTTTAATATGTTAAAAGTTATTTTTTGTCAATAGGTTTGATTCTTCTACTTAATACAAATTCACGATTTGGGTTAACTGAGGCATTAAATTTTTTTATCATGTCTCTATTTAATAATATATCATTACGTGATCTAAACCTTTCATATAAACCAAATTCTATGTCTTTATAAACAAACCCATTAAATGTTATATTTAATTTAATAACTGGCCTTTCTTCACCATCTACATCATCTGTATTTGCTCTAAAAATTTTTACTTTACGAATTAATTTATTTGTGTATTTTTTATTATTATATTTCCATGAAACTTTACCATCTTTGATTTCTATTTCTTCAGCGTGTAATGCACTGACTTCAGCACCATTACCTGTGTCTAATTTTGCTCTGATTAAACCGATACCTTCTAATTCTAAAGTTTCAATATAACCTACTTCTATAATTGATTGTCGATCCCAATTTTCTCTATTGTTTATATATTCAATAATGTTATCTACTAATTGTTTACCTTTAATCGGGCCTGTTGCGTTAGGTGTATCAGCATAATCTTGATAATGATATCCCTCATAATCAGCACCTGTGCCTGGAGAACCATTTACCTCTAATACATAAATTTTATCTTTGTATATAATATGGTCTACACCTACAATATAGGCCTTAGATGCTCTAGCTGTTCTTAATACTATTTCAATTTCTTCGTCTGATAGCTTATAAGGTTCTGCAACTGCACCTCTGTGTACATTTGATCTAAATTCACCTTTTGCTTTTACTCTTTTTGTACAAGCAAATATTTTATTATCAACGACAAAAGTTCTTATATCAAAACCACTAGGCATATATTCTTGTATTAATAATTCTGCATCATGTTTAAATAAAGCTTGCACTACTGATACTAATGAATCATGACTATCTACTTTTACGACACCAATGCCTTGT